CTCTGCCGCCTTCTCCGTGTCACCGCCAAGCGAGTTTATCAGTGCGGCAGAAAAGCCCGTTGCCTGCTCCATGTACTCGTTCATGGACATGCCTGCGGTCTTCGCGCCGTCCATTGCATACTGCATCATCGTGTCGGACGAATCGCCGTACAGCTTCTTGACGCCACCTGCAAGCTGCTCGTAGCTTGCGAACGACTGAGTTGCAGCGGTACCTATGGCCATTGCAGCGCCGCCAGCAGCCACGCCTACACCAGCTGCCAGCTTGCCTACAGTCGCAAAGGCACTGCCCACCTTGTCCTTGATGCCGCCAGCGATGCCCTCAATCTTGCTGGATGCTTGGTCATCTACGCCTATTTTAACTGCGAGGTCTAGGAGATTCATGGTTCCTCCGTGCACGCCGCTGCCAACACGTGTTCTATTATCGCATCGGCGTCTATCTCTTGCCTAGGCTTTATCACATCCGCATACCGCCTTGACATGTACTGTCCCTGAGGGGCCATCCTCAGAGAGTCGGTGACGTATATGCGGTACGAAAGCTCCTGCATGCGCTGCTTGCGACGTTCCAGCGCGTACATCACAAAGGCATGAAAGCGGCTCGGCCCACGGTACTCCCCTAGGTCGAGCCACAGCATGCCTTCCGAGTTGTCGGCTAGGATAAAAAAGCCAGCAGGTCCTCGTCTGTCAGAATCTCGAAGACGCCCTGAATCAGCTTGGGCATGGTCAGGCCCTCTAGATACTCTTCCGCGCTCACGCCCTCGATTGCCGAGAGAATCGCCACGAGGTCATCCTTGTGCGAGCGCATGAGCTTGGGCATGGCCCTCTTGATGCGTGACAGCGCGAACTCCGTTGCCGTCACATCGTCTGGCCGCTTCACGGAGCGGTCGAAGATTTCGGCCGCGCCCTTGTCCTGAGCGATGTTGCACGCAGGCTCTATGATGTCGGCGATGACGTCAAAGACGCGCTCTCCCTTGATTTCTGACAGACGCATATGCTAGGCCTCCGCCGTTCCAGTCTTGACCCAAACCTCGTATGGCACGGCATCAAGGTTCTCGATGTCGTAGTGGCCCGTCAGCTCGAACTCGAAGTCGCCCTTGCCGTCATCGTTCGATTGCAATGACAGCCCCCCTGTGCTCAGGGCGTTAGCCAGCTTGATTGCAAGGAACCCGCCGTTGGTGTTGCCGTTCTTGTCGGAGTAGTCTCCGACCCACCAGATGTCGGTGAAGTCGGCATCCACGAGGTCGACGCGCGGGGTAATCTTGCCCGTGGTGCTGTTGTAGTCGGCAGCGGCCATGAGAACCTTGGCAACGGGGCCGTCCACGGTCTTGAGCGTGCCGCTCATGGTCGGGCTTACGCTCTGTAGGCGCTTGAGCTGCTTGGTGTTGGGCGGCACGTTGTCGATGTCCTCGCCGAAGTCGACGTACTCGGGATTGGTGGCGAAGGCCACTCCACCAGAGGTCGCGGCGAAAATCTTCTCTCGCATCGCGGTTGCGGTGGGTGGCGTGGTCGGGTCGAACTCAGTCAGCAGCACGCCAGCGTTGAGCTGTAGCTTCTGGAAGGCGTCTGCCGCCACTCGTGTGTACTTCATGATTGCTCCTAGTCAGACAGCAGGTATTCGACATTGATGTTGACGTACCTGCGCTTTATCATCTCGTCCTCGCCCTCGATGGTCATCGCCTGCGCCCATGGAGAGCCCTGCTTGAGCCAGAGCATGCCGCCGTCGCACGGGATGGTCACGCCCCCGTCCTTGAGCACGTCTCGAATCTCTCGCACCTTGGCGTTGGGTGCCTTCTCGGACGGTGTGCGGTACCAGAGGTTGACTGGCATGTTTACCTCCGTTGCGCCCCACTCGCCTATCACTAGGTCATAGGTGAGGTATGGGAAGCCCTGCCAGTCTGGCCCGTCTTGGCTCGGCACCGAGGCCGATGCGTAGGCGGGAATGCCGAAGCCTGAGAGGAACTGGTATATCGCGGCCTCTGGCGTCACAGCTGCCACCTCTCCGCGCTCACGTGGGTCAGGTCGAACGTGGCCCTGTCGGGGCTTTGCTCGTCCCCACCCTGAGAGGTCACGCGGAACACCTGCCCGTCAGAGTCGCGCCTGAACACGTCGTGGTACTCAAGTGTGATGCCCTTCTCGGTCCAGACGGTGAAGGTCGATGCCATTCCCTCCGACTCTGCCACACGTGCCTCGATGCTGCTCGCATGCGCTATTGCCGCGTCGAACTTCGCTCCGTCAGACCATGTGGTGTCCCAGCCGCCCTCCCCATCGGGAATGCGCGTCTTTTCGAGCAGCGTGCAGCTCGTGGCCCAATCTGCCATCATGCCGGGGAACATCAGTGAATCTTCCTCCAAGGGTTGAGCCGTGACGCGAACGCCGCCTGCCATCCTGTGAGGCTACCAGAGGCAGTATTTGGCATCAGGTCGCTGCGGATGGAGTAAGAGTAGCCGTCGAAGCTCTCTGAGGCGTATGGGGCGTCCTGAACCTTGCCCATGGCCGTCTGGTAGTGCCCAATCCAGTCATCAATCTCTTCCACAACGTCAAGCAATGCGTTCGGAATCGCACAGACCGTGATTGTGCCGTCGAAGGTCTCGTCATCGAGGTCGGGGGCCGGATGCCGATGCAGGCCGTCGTTGAAGAGCGACCCCTGAATGCGGTACCAAGCCCCCTCCGGTATCGAGACTGACGCGGGAAGCTGGCCGTCGCTGATTGCGCACGTGTCAACCGGAATCTCGTCATAGACGAACCAGTTGTGGATGTGCCACAAGACCTGCTCAAGCGTTCCCGCGTTCATGTCTATTCCTCCGTCTTTGCCTCGCGCTTTGCTGGTGCCTTCTCCGCGAGCGTGCCGTACTTCGTGCCGTTGATGGCCTTGAGGCGTGCCACAGTACAGTCGAACATATCGCCCTTCTCGCGCATGACCTTTTCCTCAAGGTCGAAGAAGGACTCAGTGCATACCACCTTCATGCTATGCACCCGGCGTCTCGGTGACGGTTGCCACGTACAGGGAGTACGGGTTGAACAGCACGGGCATGTACAGTGCGCTCGCCTTCGTCCACAGCACGGCAGGGTCTTTCTCGCTCCACTGGCTGATGTAGACATAGGTGTCGCGGTTGGAAACGCCGCCCTCGTAGAAGGCTGCGAGGTCAACCTCGGGCGGTACTCCCCACAGTCCAGCGCCGAGGCGCATGCCGTTGGCAGTGCCAAAGAAGGTCACCTTGGTGTTGTCATAATAGCGATGCTGGTGCACGACGGGGCGACCGTTTGCGTCAAGCGTGTACGGGGTCGAGTAGGAGAGGTCATCGGTGATGACGGTCGTGATGCCGAACTCGTCATCGAGCCAAGCGCGGAGCTGTGCGTTGGTGACCAGCACGCCCTCCATGTTCACTCCGTTGATGGCCTTCTGGACGGAGGCGTTCTGGCGCATCTTGGTCAGCGTGGAGCGGGCGCAAATCATGCCAGTGAGGATGACGCCCTTGTCTGCGGCATCGTCCACAAGCTCCTGAATCTGCGTGGCGGGGTCTTTGGTCGCGCCAGCGCCGAGGTCGAGCGTCTTTGCGAGGTTGGCTGCGGGCACGCCGTAGTCGATGGTGATGTTCGCACCGTTCTCCTTGATGGTGACCTTGCCGGTGCTCAGAAGCTCGGCGCGTGCGACCTTGGCGCGGGTAACGACCTGATTGGAGAGGTCACCGGCGAAGTCCATGACCGCGTTGTAAAGCTCGCTCTCGACGGTCACGCCGCGTCCGGTGAGCTGGCGAAGAAGCTCGGTCGTGTTGCGCTTGACCTTGATGAGGCCCTTCTCCACGTTGTGCTCGTCAATCGGAGCGGGGATGGACTTCTGGGCAGGCACGTCGAAGGCGTGGAACTGCGCCATCTGGGGGATGGAGTACTCGGACGCCATCGTGTGGTAGGTGGCAACGAGGTTCGGGGTGGTCTGGTCCGTGAACAGGCCCTCAAGCGGGTCGTTCGGGCGGGCAACCGACTGGAAGCCCGTGGTGAGGGTGTCGGCTGGGTTGAGCATGCCCAGCGTCTCGTTGATGAACTTAGCCATTGCATGCCTCCTTTAGTACGGGCGCGTGATGGTCGGGGTCGCGGCGATGACCTTGATGCCAGTGAGCGCCGTGGCTGCTGCGTTTGCGATTGCAGCGGGCAGACGGTCACCGTAGACGATGCCCTCGGTAACGACCGAACCCATCTTCGCGCCCTCGGTCACGTCGATGTCCTCGAAGAGGATGCCGACCGCCGTGCCATCGTTGGCGGGAATCACCGCGCCAGCGGGAACGACCTTGCGGCCATTGTCACGGGTCTTGACCTGAGCGTGGTCTGCGGCGATGGTCATGGTCTTGCGGACGCACGTCTCGTCGTTAACGAGGAAGTGGCCTGCCGCCCATCCGTAGCCCTTGTTGGGGCCGTCGAAGTAGCTCATGCTTACTCCTTAGTCTCTGTCTTGCCGAACATGCGCTCGTGGCGCTCCTGCATGCGCTTGGCAACGTCGGGGTCCGCACCCTCTGGCATCTTCTCCTTCGTCTCGGGAGGTGTCGCGGGATTGCTGCCCTTCGTGATTGTCTTGATGACGAAATCGGCCCACTCTTCCTTGGCGGCCTCTTCCAGCTTGCCCGCTTCCTTGAGCTTGCCGTCCTCAATCTCGACCTCTGACAGGTCTGTTACCCGCATGATTGCGTCGATGCGCTTTGGGTCGATTCCCGCGGCCATCAGCATGCCTCGGTACGCCTGAGCCTTCTCAGCGTCCGCCTTCTCGGTTGCGACTTGGGCCTTGAAGTCCTCGAAGGCCTGATGCTCCTCGTTGTACTTCTGCTCCCACTCGTCACCGTTCGATGCGGCCTGAGCCTCCTCCAACTGCTTCTGGAGGTCTGGCACCTTCTGCGCCTGCTCCTTGTACTTGTCACGGTCTGCCTTTAGGCCGTTGACCGTCTCGCTGTGGGCCTCGATGATTGACTCGATTGCCTTGTCCTCGATGCCCATGCCTTCCAAGAGCCGTCGTGTAAGCGCCAATTTTTCCCCATTTCCTCGGAGTTTTCGACAGACACTTCCTTGCTGTCATGCGCCCAGAATATCACGTGTTGAAAACCCTGTCAAAACAGATAGCATGACGGGCCAGCCGAAGCCAGCCCGTCATGCTGGAAAGGAGGGAAGTAAGGTCCGTTGCAGGCCCGCCACCATTCTAAACCAAAAGGCCCCGCGTCTGCGAGGCCAATTGCTAAATCTCGAAGTGCTCGAAGTCTCTCGTCTCCTTGTACGTGTCCTCTACGGTGTCCGTGCGCTCCACGCGCTCCCACTGTCCAGTCCGCTCGTTGTACGTGTACTCGGTGGTTTCCATCTTGTGCTCCCTTGGTCTTGAGGCCCTGTGCCTCTCCCTTTCGTTGATACTAGTATAGCACACATAGCAGGCAATGCAAGTGAGAATCTAGACTTTTTTCCTCACAAGCGCGTGCTGGTACGGTTCCCTCCCGTTGGTGCGCCAGAACAATGACCCGCGTCCCCACCACTCCCAGCCGTTTGGTGCCGTCGTTGCCCCCTCTATCTTGCGCCAGCCCTCTGGCGGCGATTCTAGGAACCTTACGCCTTGCTCCTTGAGTCGCCTTATCGCTCGCTCCGTTCTACTCTCCAAAGTACCCATCGTAGGCCTCCTTGCACTCGCGGAGGCTCATTGGCCTGAGCGCACCGCAGCCCTTGAGTCGTGCGTTAATCTGCATCTGCTTGTTTTCTGCCTTGACGATGCCGCGCTTAATCTGGTCGTTAATAATGGCTTCAATCATCTGTTTGCGCGTCATGATGTGCTCCCTTCGCTCTGGGGTTGCCCTGTGCTCCCCCTTGCTAGGTATACTATAGCACACTATGGAGCGGATGGTCACGAGAATTTTTGGATATTTTCGGGCTGCAAGTGAATCAAAGTATCCGCTGGGACGGGGTTGAGACGGCTCGGAGTGCATAAAGCCTAGAGGCGGGACTTGTATCCCTCGTTTCTGGACTTAGC